ACCTCAACCAGCAGTTCGAGCACCACATCAACTACTGCCAGCACCCTGAGTACCACGAGTACATCTTCCAGTACTTCGACCACTACGTCATCCACTGCCAGCACGATCAGCACCACATCGTCATCGACCAGTAGTTCGAGCACCACAACATCGACCTACTCAACAATCAGTACCACTACCACATCGACCAGTTCATCGTCTACCACGACATCAACCTACAGCACAATCAGTACCACATCGACCAGTAGCAGTTCCTCAAGCACCACGTCATCAACTGCTTCCACTTTGTCTACCACGACAAGTTCAAGCAGTACCACGTCATCGACCAGTAGCACGATTTCGACTACATCATCGTCCAGTAGTACCACGTCATCGACGGCTACCACTCTGTCTACCACAACGAGTACGGCAACGAGTGTCTCCACTACCAGTACATTCAGCACAACATCGACTACGGTACCTGGTGAAACAACAACCTCAACAACGACCACGACATCATCGTCCACGACAACATCATCTACTTTGTCAACGACCAGTACCACTATGTCAACGGTCAGCACCACGAGTTCGACCAGTAGCACAACCACATCAACTGCGACAACGGTCAGCACGACTTCGACCAGTACCAGTACAAGTAGCACCACAACAAGCACTCTGACCACAACGTCATCGTCCACATTCTCAACAACCAGTACGAGTTCGTCAAGTACCTCCTCGACGGTTTCCTCGACTTCAACAGTTAGTACCGTCAGCACATCGACTTCAACGAGTTCGAGTACCTCCTCGACAACTGCCTCAACGACCAGCAGTACATCGTCAACGGTCAGTACTTCATCAACGACCGTCAGCACAACATCATCGACCAGTACCACCACATCATCGTCATCCTCAACGACAACGACCGCTTCCACGCTGTCAACGTCATCGACAACCAGTTCCACTGCTTCCACGATCAGCACCACATCGTCAAGCACCAGCACAAGCACAACGACAACGGCATCAACGACCAGTACCTCTACGTCCACATCTTCGAGTACTGCGTCAAGCACCAGTACCATTAGCACCACGTCAACAACAGGTACTGGTACAACCGTTTCGACAACTTCATCCACAGCCAGTACAACGGCGAGTTCGTCTACTACCACATCGACCAGCAGTAGTAGCACGACCACGTCAACCACATATATCCCGACTGCCGCACTTCCATGCAAGACATTTGAGAGGGAAGATGTTATAACGAGTTACGAGAGGGATAACATCACCCTTACGCATGAGAGGGAGACAGTTGTAACCACATTCTATGAGGAGTGTAATGATATGTTAGTACCCGAGTTCACCAAACAGCCCTATGAGTCATGCTTCCTTGCCGCAGACTTCGTGAACGTGATGGATACGGATGTTGAGGACATAGACCTTGCTAACTCGACCATCACGGCGATAGATGTCTCAGGGGACACGGATAATACCGTGCTTGATATAGGCACAAAGGCTGTTGAATCAAGCACCAAGCTGAAGGTGAGAATTATGGACGGGACCGAAGCGAAGTCTCCATACAAGTTCACCTTCAGGATTATAACCACCCAGAACAATAAATGGGAAAAAGACATTTCAATGAAAGTGGAGGACTTGTAATGTCAAACGGTATTAATACCGCACCACGCGGAGTAGAAAGACGCTCCGGGAGGGAGAGGCGTTCCGTGCCACCTGCTACTTGTTCAGTACCCTGTAAACCGATTGATGACAAACTCCATGAGATCGAATTGTGCGTCCGGTCAAAGACACCTCAGCGATTGTTCTATTGGGCAGTTGGAGGAATTGCCACCTTTGTCGTACTCGTCATAGGTGGAGCGCAATGGAAGCTGGTTGATGCCATCAAAGAAATTGACACCAACGTTAAGGTAATGAAGGTCACCGTTGACAATACCAAGATTAATCTTGACAGGCATATGGCTGATGCCAATAATATTCACCGTGATGTCGAGAAAAGGCTTGACGACCTTGAACATAAGACGTATCGTTTGGAAAACGGGCATGGAAATAAGCCCAATTAACCTATAACCAATAGGAGGTGAACCATGAAGTATCTTTCGTTAGTGTTGATTATTGGCTTGACCGGATTCATTATGGGAATTGATGGCTGTCAGACTACGTCCAATTTTTACTATGATTCAAACGGGCAGTATGTCGAGATCACCGATCCACCCGGACAATGCGTTCTGTATAAGATTCTGGGAGACACGACGGTCTACAAGACAGGACTCTTTGTTGCCAATTATGCAGCCATCAAAGCAAAGATTTACACGGCAGAGGATGCCATCACACAACTTGACGTAATTGAAAAAGAGGTGTTGCGACCTGGAGCCAGCGTTGGTTCTGTCATCAACACCTTGTTTATCGTTTCGGCAAAGGCATCAAAGGCAGGTGCCCCGGAGATCATTCTGATAACGGAGGGTCTGAGCCCCTATAAGGGGAACATGACCCCACTTGACGAGTGTACGGTTTATAAGCTGGTAGCTTACATTGGCTCCCAACGTAACCTGTGCCTCGCATTTCAGAACAGTTAGGAGGTGGTAGCAGATGGCTGAGTTGAAATCAGGTAAGTCATCGACTGAATGGTGGACTATCGTGGGTGTGATTGCCCTGGCAGCCGCGAAGATGCTCGGTATCATCCCTGAGGACTCCACAGTCGAGACCGTTGCGGAGCAGGGCAAAGAGGCAATCCCCTATGTGTTCGATAGACTGATGGACATTGCCAATGGTAATGCCTCAATTCTGATTGCGGCAGGGATTGCTTGGGCTTATCTCAAAAGGCGTTACAGTCTGAAGGCGAGACAAATAGCGAAGGAGCCTAATCCATGAGCCTTGATCTCTACAAACAATATCAACCAAAGTTAAGAACTGGAGACCTCTTGTCTTGGTCTTCTGATTCAGCACTCGGTTGGCTCATACGCAAGTTCACCAAGTCGGATGTCAACCACTCCGGCATGGTCATTCGATTCTCTGATTATGAGGAGCAGAATGGAGCCAGCCGTCGCTTCACCCTCGAAGCCCTTGAACATGGCATTGACTTGCATTTGATTAGCAGAAGGTTGGAGAAACATAAAGGATGTGTTTATTGGCATGCTTTGCAGGAAAGATTCGATGAGAAACGACCCTTATTGGGAGCAGTAGCCTTGAAGCACGTAGGCGTAGCGTATGATTATCGTAGTCTTTTTAAAAATATCCTGGGCAAAGTATCAGCAGAAGCCAGCAAACTCTTTTGTTCCGAATATGTTTATTTGACCTTCACCCAGTGTCAGTTCACCCCGGAAATGAGTGACGTTAAGGCGATGATGAATTGGGCATCAGGGAAAGCACCTACACCAGCAGATATGCCAAAGCTGGGGTGGTGGGACGATCGGATCAGAATATTTTAAAGGCATGAAGTAACCAGAATATTAGTAAAAGGATCAAGAGGATGCCAGCCGTTCTCTTGATCCTTTTTACTGGGAAGTCATAAGTAGGTGAAGTCCCCAGCACCACTGGTTTAGGATAGTACTTACGGTGAATCGTGGTTGCGGTTACAGCCGTCATCGTAGTGGTGCCAAACTCATTTCTTTTGTTCCATCTGCTTTTGGTTTTATGACCCATTGTGTTTGTAGGTGGTACATATCCCATCGTTACCCCCAAAAGAAGTCTATGATTCTAAGTCCAATGATAGCAATTACGAACAGGATAAGTATGCCATGGACTAACTGCAATCTGTATCCTATTTTATAGAGTTGGTATACCATAAGATCCATCTTCTGATCTAATGTTAAATCGCTTATGCCAATGGAGTTTTCATCCTCAATAAACTCCTCCACAATCTCATTTATCGGCTTTAACTGTTCCTCCAACGTTGTCATCCTCCTCTAACAGGTCAGGTGGTCGGTACAACACAGATGCTTTCCACTCCTCCATAAAGGACATACGAATGAGGAGAAGATAAGCGGTCTCTTGCCAACGAATTACGTCTTTTTGCAGTTCCGATACCTCACGACTGAGTTCAATGAGGGAGCGTTCAACAGGAGGCTTCATTTTGTAGCCTTCGTTGTAGCCAGTCCAATAGCCCATAACTGCAACCATAATCAAACAAATAATCAATGCTGGTAAATCTCTCATAGTTCCTCCAATCTTGTTACCTTCCCCTCCTTTCGGGCAACAAAGGTCTTGTCCGCTGATACATTTACATCCTCTTGATGGGATACCATTACAATTTGCAATCCTAACTTTTCACTAACCATTTTCAGCATATCAGAGACTTTATGCTGAAGGTCAGGACTCACATTACGGAAGGGTTCATCGAGAAGAAACGTAGGTCTATTCTTTTTGAGTGACCAGAAGGTCACCCGTAGCGCAAATGAGGCTACATCGACTGGGCCAAACCCTGATCCTTCAAGTGGGTCATACTCCTGACCGTATTCGCTGAATTTGAGGTCACACTCGGTCTTCCCCCTTCGGACCTCTATGCGAGCCACAAACTGTATATCTTCTGGAAACACAGCGGCGAGTGCCGTAGTTACGAGATGGGAGAGATGAAATTCCAGATTTCTTTGAGTCTCTTGGGCAACAGTTTGAATAATGATACGGGCTTTCTTTGCGCCATCATATCTTCTCTGCCAGTGGTTTATCTCGTTTCGGGCTTCGGCGATTCTATCTTCTAAAAGTCCAACCTTTGACTTTGCTGTGTTGAGAAATGTTCTGGCGTTATTCAACTGTTGGGGCGTGAAGTATGTGAATCCTACTCCCATGAGTAATTCTCCTGCAGGTCTTCAAATTTAGTTTCGATTTGGGTACCAACTGAGTCAAGTTCCTCAGCCAGTTCGCTGATCTTATCCTTGATCTGCTCTTTCGTAGTCACACCGAAGGTCTTTTCGATTCCCTTCATCATTTGCTCAATGGCACCTTCAGCACGGCTCCTGTCAAACTTCGCCGACTTGATCTCCTGCTCAATCTTATCCAATTCTTTTAGTATGTCCTTCAACTCATCACCTCCTCAATGATCTCCAGCGTATCATCGTCAATCTCATCTTTATTGGTGCGAACAAAGGTATCCATATTCTTGACAAAATCAAGACCCTCAAGTTCTGCTTTACCTGTTAGCCTCTCAACGAATACTTCCATTTTCTTGTTTCTCTCTTTCTCCTTTTCAACCTTTTCCAGATTGAATACCTGCTCGAAGGGCTTACAAGGCACCCAGTAACGCTCCATCACCTCTGTCCTTGTGTCATATATGTAGACTACCGGCGTGTGGTCAACCTGATCAATATTGGATCGGAGAAGTGATCCGCAGTTGACCAGATGTCGTGCTTTACGAGTAAGAACAAAGTGCTGGTGATTATCACCAGCCACAATAAGATCAAAAGGGTGAGTTCGGAGAAGGATATTCCCGAGTTCGTACTTCTCTTGTCCATCCCATAACTTTTCATTTGCTATCACCATCTTGTGCATTACCAATATGTTAAAGCCGTTCTTGTCAACAATATTTGTAGGGATATCCTCATGCCAGCTTGCTCCATAAATGTAGATGCTGTTGTCGAAGTGCATAGGATCCCAATTAGGTGCTGTATATGCAACCTTAGCCGCTACGAGAACCGCAAGGGGTGTGTTGCGTATGTCAGAACTGTGGTACCTCAGGTCATGCTGTCCGAATACAGTAATGACCTTGATGCCAGCATTATTGAGCCTCTTTATCATCGTGTACTTGAGGAAGTCGTTGGCTTTGTGGGAGTCGTAGAAGTCCCCAGGTTGCAAGATTAGATCACACTCCTCTTCCTCAGCAAGATGAAGGATGAATCGGATTTTATCTTGAACAGTAGCCCAATAGTCATCTACCCTGTTCTGTGGAGTAGTGTTTCGTATGTGCCAATCTCCTGTGAGCAACAATCTCATAGCCTAAACTCCTGAAACTTATCTTGGTATGCTTGACTTGCCTCTGCGATTGAATCAAACACCCCAAGATAGTGTCTGTCTCCACGATGAGTGATAGTGGCTTTCCACTTCTTACCAGATTTACTGACACCTGTAGGAAGACCACTATTTTTAGATCGTAGCCAACCCTTTGCAATATTCTCATTAAGGGAAATGACTTGCAGGTTCCCGATCCAATTATTTTGAGTGACACCATCTATATGGTCTATTGTTGTGGTCTTGAAGTCTGGGACTGTGCCGTCACCGAAGTGTTCCCAAACTAACAAGTGAATGAGAACGTCCCTCTTTTTATCCCCGTTTACGAGCATCATGGACTTGTAGGTGTGGTGTCTTATTCCGAGTCTGAGTATCCTGCCGTTCTTATTCTGTTGGAAACTCTTGACTCGCCCATAGTTGCTAATCATGTATTTGGGGAAATCTTTTACCCACTTCCATATCTCTCTTTTCATTCTATTCTTCCCTCCTCTTTCAGCCAGCTGACAGCGGCATCGTAGGCTTCTTCGTAGCCATCACCTAGGTAGGACCAAAGGTCCTTCCGCATGTCATCAGGTAACAGCATATAGCAGGTGTAGCAGAAAGAGTACTTGGGCTTTTTATTACGCCCACAGGCACACTCCTCACTATTCAATTCCTGCAGATAAAATTTGACATCAGACATTATTCTCCTCCTGACCGTAAAACTTCTCCCATTTTTCAGCTTCGCCAGGCACACACGTTTTATGATGCTTGACATTCTCTGGTTTGTCTGCATAGGCGCCACAGTCATTACAGCACCAAATCTCTCTTGCTCCTTCAAAATCGTCTGGGTGTTCAACCTGAGTGTAAGGCATCTTTTTCCTCCTTTATGTGACAAGTGCAACTGTAAAGAAAGGTTATCACTTCCTCAGAGCATTGTTGACACAGTTCTCCGTGCATGATGGATTCCCTGGTGTCAATGTTCTGAAACTCCAGCCTGATACTCGCTTTGTTTTTTTCACATCTGGTACAGATCATCAATCGGTCCTCCAATGACTTTTATGTGCACCACAATACTTGCAAAAGGATGTTTGATATTCTTTCGATTTTTTGAGTTCTGATAGCTTGCTATTCAGCTGGACCACGAGGCTATCCGAGCGAGATAGCGAGGTCTCTGCTCTCAGTATATCATCGTATGCTTTTTGAAGTTCATTCAAGGAATTACGCAAGGAAGAATACTTCTCCACAAGCACTTTTATCTCATTATAGGGCTTTTCAATGGTAAGCCACTCGTCAGTCTCTTTGATGTCAGAATTTAGATCATGGAGACGTTCATCTGCGTCAATGAGGGTAGATTTTTTGACCAATAGGTCATTGTATTTGTCCCACAGTCCTTCGATCTCTACAATTCTGGTCTCAAGGTCACTTACGAATGATAGTTCCTTCAGTTCTTTTGTGTCCTTCTCCAGAGACTCCTCTAATACGTTCAACTTCACGCCCGCTTCATTCTCTATCCTGTTCAATTTACCTAACTTAACATCAATGATGTCGAGTCCAACAAGCTGATTAAGATCCTTCGCTACTTGTCCCGCTGTCTTATTGAGCATGAAATAGGGGTCACCCTGAGTTTGGATGTTGATTTCGGACATGAGGGTCGAATCGTAAACCTCCTCTGGGACGTCCGATCGCATAGCCTTATAGGTCCCCTTATCGGTCTCATATTCATTGGTCGCAGTTCCGTTCCTCCGTCTGATTGCGTACTTGTCACCCGTAAATGCTATGCCAACAGATGTCTCCTCTTTTTTCTTCTTAAAATGAGACACAAAATGGGTACCCCTGGGTTGATTCAGCAGTACCCATCTAATGGCTCTAACAATGGATGATTTTCCTGAGTGTGATCTACCTTTGATGACATTCACACCAGGAGACAACTCAAGCACAGTCCTCTTGTGTGATTGGAAGTTCTCTACCTCCACAGTCTCGATCATGGGCTTATCCTCGGTGACCTTTGTCTGATATATCGTTCGGTTTTGAATTTAGCTGGTTGATCGGCATTATCTCTTTCTTTCTTCCTCTGGGTAGCGGACGTAGAGGTCGACCTGTTGTCAATGGTATACTCTTTGGTCTCATATATACGTCCTTGTCTATCTTCCTCTTTCCGAGTAATCACTTGAACGTTCTTGCCATCAACCACCTTGTTTTCGATCTTTTTGATCCTCTTTCTACGTCCCCTCCAGTCTCTCTTTCTCTTATTGGAGCCGTTTACATCGTGCCTGTAGTCCATTTCCTCTTTCGTCTCCTCTTCATCGACCACTGGCAACTCAGGGACATCTTCTTTTACTTCCTCTTCTGGGACAATATGGAGTCCTTTCACTGGTGCAGGTCGATAGGGTGTTTTGTCAGGGGTGTACTGGAACTTTTCAACGTGCTCCACGTTCCCTTCATCATCATAGACAATAATCTGACCTGATTTTGCCTCTGCAAAGATAACGAAAAGGATCAAAAGGAATCCAAAAGTACATATCAATGCTACTGTAATGTAAAAGGTTCTTTTTGACATCATGGTTCCTCCTTTCGATAGAGGGGTGGTGTTTCATAGAGTACCACCCCCCATGCGGCGGAGGCTAACGACTTTTACGAACCTCAAAGACCTCTTGCCTGAGTGCTTTGGCTTTCTTCTGCACATCGGCGAGCATCTTGGTGACACGGGTGCCGGCTGCCGAATTGCCTTCATCGAACTTCTGGGCATCCAGCATACGGTCGTCAACCATTTCCGCAATCTCTTTTAATTGTTTGTAAATTGTTTCGCCCATTTCAAATCCTCCTTCTTTTGAGTTTGGGCTTGCTTTCTTTGTCTTCCAGCATAGCCCTGATTGTTTCTGGGGTAACCCACTCCAGAAAGTGATTGAATTTCACTATGGTCCAACTGTCTGCACCATAATGTAAATCCACTATGTCCCGTTTATATTCACCACACCATGATTCGAGTGCATTAAACAAATCATAGGGGAGGAATATACATTTCCGTCTCCGTGTTCTCCTGAAAATAATCACCGAATAGTATCGTCCAGCGAGTCTCTTTTCAAGTTCGGCTTTCCTCCACCACTTCAATAGAGTAGGCTCTTTCTTTGCAGAATCAATGAAGTCCACAATAGAAATGTCATCCTTGTATCCAGACTTATTCTCCAAAAGAAAGAAGTCGATTAGGGGTTTACCTATTGGGTCTGTGAAGGTAATGTCTCCATATTCATACGCAGTTTTCTTTTTGCGTTTGGCTCTCATGGTAGCACGTCCACCGCTACCTGCTGTTCGCCAGAAAACGTCACTACGCCCAGCCCACCATTGACCGAGTTCCTTGCATGTCTCCCGTTCGCTGTCTGCTCCTTTAGCCATGCTATTATTCCTTGTTAAACATATCCTCTATGACAGATTGCATCTGCCTCTTTCCTGAGTAATTGCCAATGGTATACATCCGCATCAACGCATTGTGCATGATTAAAGCTGATTCCCAGATGCCTCCAACATGATCTGCCTTTTTGACAGGAATGAATGGTGTGAATCCCTTGATCTTTTTGTCACTTCTGGCAATGTTGAGAAAGCAATGGACAATCCTGTCAAATGTCCCAATGAATCTCTCCATCGCCTCATTAGCCGAGTACTGCATCTCCTCCTCATAGAGCATCATAGCAAGCATCGAGAACCCATGAAAAATATGGGCGTATGCCTCTTGATGTCTCCTGGTAGCCTTGATGTTATCTTCCCACTCTTCGGTGACGGTGATCTGACCTGGCATGATTCCCATTTTATCTTCAAGATACTTTGTGACTGGACCAACGGTGTTATCCTCACACCTGATTAGTGTGTAATCTCCTTCACGAAAGAAGTGCCAAATGGGATCCTCTATCAGAATCTCCTTGTAGCATTGAAACAAATCCTTAAAGTTATCACCAGCATCCAGATCGCAGCCTTCAATTTTGATTTCGCTTATCATTTGTATTTCCTTTTTCTGTTGAGCCTGAGGTCCTCTTCGATAGTGTGCCACGTGCTACCAACGAGTTCAGCCACAACGCTTTCAAGGTTATTAGATTCAATATCCCTGATTAGTTTATCCTTCGTGCCGCTCAGGTTAAGATGGTCGGCAGAAATGGTCTGCTTTTCTTTAACCCAAATGCCTTCAGCTAAAAGAAACTCTATATTAGCAGAGAGGTCATCCACACCGTAGTCGTAATAGATTGGTATGTCAACGTCACGCCTCTTCCCTGTCAATTTGTTCTTTGTGATCTTAGCATTGGAACCTACTCCAATCTCTCTGCTTTTCTTTTTAAATGTCTCCTTGATTGAGAGCCACATTTCGTGTGAGGAGTAGAATTTCAATGCCCTACCCCCGCTACGAGTTTTAGAAGTGAAACCGAAACCAAGATTATCTCTTGTCTGGGATATAATAATGACAAGTGCCTCTGTGGATTTGATTTCCCTTGCTGTCACTCGCAAAATTTCACTAACGAGTTTGGCTTTCTCTGTCTTATAGGAGCCAGTTTGTGCCTCTTTTGCGGTTTGCTTTTTCAATCCTGCTACTTTCATAGCCCTGTCCACTTCTTCGAGACTTGTCAGGGCGTCAAGACTGTCAAGGATATAGATAAACGGTCGCCCATCTTTTAGAGCCTTGACGATGTTTCCGTAAAAGTCCTGTATTGTGTCAGATGTGACATTGGTCTCAATGCGAGTACCTATGTCAGATCCAAATAAATAATTGATGTTGAACTCCAGCGCCGCTTCAACGTCATCATAGATCAGACGGTAATCATCCCACTTGGTGTACATTGCCATCTCTGCAAAGGAGGTTAAGGCAAGCAGGCTCTTCCCACTGGAACTGTCTCCAATAAGATTCACCAGCTTGCCTATTCCGTAGCCTCCCACAGCGTAGTCAGAGCAGGCACAGTTTAGAAGGGTAGAACCCGTAGGCACTAACCAGTCGGGGTCAACCGAACTAACTTTATCCTTCTCTCGTGGGTTTTTAGTCGCAGCCTCGACCTGAGAAACAGCGTCCTCGGTGCTCGTTTTCCTCCGCTTCAACTGTGCCATGCTACCTCCTACATACAAGCCGCTTTCGGCAGTTCTTCAATCGTGCGTGAGGAATGCCTGTTAGCGATCTTGAGGAATTGATCCTCATCCGATTCAATCAGTAGCTTTAAGCCAACGACATTATCGGTGAGGGGATATTTAGATTTATTGATATGGGCACAGAGGTCTTGTACCTTACCCTTCTGAATCTGTTGCACAAAACCTGTCCTCTGCACAATGTAATCGTGCTTCCTGCCCTTTACGAATACTCTGCCAGTTTCTTCATAGACGGCGAGTTCCTCTTTACCAATCAGATCAAGTAGCAGTTCTTTGGCTTTCGCCTCAGCGGCTTCCTTCTGCTCCTTCATCTTCTTGATCTCTTCGGATTCACGTTCTCTGGCTTCAATGCCTGCCTGACCTAAGCGTTGCAAACTGCGCCCCGCTCGTTCAGCCTCGACACCAACCTGTCTGAAAGCCTGACCAATTCGTTCCGTAGTCTCACGGAGATTGTCTGTGATTTCATCGGCAACACCTTCATAAATAACCCGTGTTGCTTCATCAGTCCAGACAGACCAGACAGCTTGCACCTGTTGTTCGGTTCCCTCATAGGTCACCGTATCATGGTAATACACATACTGGTCACGAACCCATGTGTGCCATGTGGCAGTCGTTGAGGCTACCGTTGTCGTGCTTTGATGGTCAGTATAGAGGGTGCCAGAAGTAGTACCTTCGTCAACCCATTGGTCCCACACGTCATTGGAGTAAGTATAGCTGGCAGTATTAAATGAATTTGCTCCAGGTGTTATTGCCATTGTGGGACACTCCAATTGTCTCTTTTGATCGTTGAACATACGGGTCATATCTATCCTGAAAATGTCACGCCAGCGGTCGAACTCTCTGGCTATACGCAGATTGTCCATAAACTGACAGCATAACTGCTTGAACACTCCCTGGTAGACATGACCCAACGAAATGTAGTTTGGGAGAGAAGCCATATTTAGCCTCCACCGATTGGGGGTACAAGAATAATCATACCTGCTTTGGGGTCAAAGACATCCATCCTTTTCCCCTTCCCTCCTTCCTTATCGACATAGAAAGCAAGGAATCGTTTTTTCTTATCTTTGGCATTGACGTGGTTTTCAAAATGTTCCTTGACAGCCTTGACCTCTGCAAGATTCTCAGGATCCCAAGTCATTTTGTTGTCACCTTCAATGCCCATGATTCGCATTTCTCCCAAAGTTATCACCTCCTTTCTATCTGCGCCGTCGAACTATCCTCTTGCGAGTCTTTTTCTCAGGCTCTGGTTTCTTTTCTTCTGCAGGGGGAGTACCACCACCGTCTGCAAGATCAGAGCAGGGGTCGTAGTATTTACACTTGGCACACTCGGGTAGTTTTTCGATGTCAAGACCCGGCGTCCCTCCCCCGGGACACTCAAAGTCAGCACTTGGTGCCTCGACTTCTTTTTCCTCTTCCCTCTCAGGTTGAGAATCGTTATCATTATCAGCAGGAGCAGAATGAGTCTCAGGAGCGGTTTCGTTGTTAGCAGGCTGTGAGCCTTCGACAGGAAACGCTTCCTCCATTGCTTCATACGCCGGATGAATTGTGATGACTTCATCCAGAGAGAACGATTGGTCAAGAATCTCATCGGGTATGGGTTCGTCCCGATCGACAAAACGATGACCAACGAAGTCCATACTATCACGCTCCTTACCGGAAGCGTCTGTGAATGTGCCTGACTTCTTGATGGAGAAAGCAATCGACTTCCCCTGATCGTAGTCAGAGAAAGGAACGGGTGCTCCACCCTTCGGATTCTTTGCAATCTCATCCACGTGCTTCTCGAAGTTCCACCACGCAACTTCCCATATCTGTATGCCCTTTTCCTCTTCTTCCGGAGTATCGTGAACCCAGACAAGATAGACACAGCGGCGTTTAGGAGCGAGTGACTTCCACTCTTTCTCAGGCAGTCGCTTGCCCCTCATGTAGTTGCAGATGGGATCGGGCTGTTTGAACATACGCTGGGGGCATACGAATTGGTCGTACTGTGCGCCTATGTTCTGATGAATCCAAACATCGACATTGAATCCCATACGACCCTCAGGCACCCGAGGATGTTGTGTACCCGCAACAAAAGGGATAATGTCTATCAAATGGTCACCGAACTCAGGCTTCCAGAACCCTACACCTGCAGGTATTTTGTCTTTAATGAAGATGGTGCCATACTCAGGCATATCTTCGCCTCTGTCAATGGATTCCTGCGTTCTTCTCTGCAGGTCTTCCCTCATCTTCTTGGTTTTGTCCCTGAAACTCATTCTTGCTTCCTCCTTTTCAGTTTGATTGCTCTTGGGTTGTTGTCTAATACTGCCTCGTGTTTCTTCTGCCTCATATCATCAAGCATATCTCTGGTTTCTTTGCCAACTGCCTTCGAGTCTGCATAATAGTTAGAGAGAAATAGCTTGGTGAGATTATCGAGGGCATCTTTGCGGTGCTGAAACGCCCACTTAGCGGCTTCCAAAACGTTCACATTATACGTTGCCTGTATGAGAATAAAATTGGCATCACGGTAATCCTTTTGAGCGCATATCCATGTAGTGATAGCCATGTCGGTAGGTTTCTTATCGAACCCCAGTATGTCCCAACTCTTTCTGATTTTCATATCCAGTTCAGCTTTAACCAAGTTGAGAGCCTCTTTTGCTTCGTCACGCTCCCTCACCGCTTGTGCCCAAACTTGTGACCACTTAGCGTACAGTTCTGGTTGCTCCACCAGACACTCTTCCAGTGAATCCTTGTCAATTGCCAGATCGTCTTTGTAGTTCAAGTCCATCGTGAGTCTCCCTAAAACGGTATATCATCCTCTGTATCAGCAGAGCATGCCAGCGCACAAGCAAGCACCAGACCGAGACGCCCCGTATACATGAATGAATCGGTGAATAGGGAGGCAATATTGAGCAGTCCCGGCTTTATCGGCTTACCTACAATGACTTTCTCCATGTAGGAACCGATTGCGTATCTGATCGACTCAGGATCGCCTGTCACCTTAGGAAGCATGACCCTTATTTGTTCCCATTTATTTTGCCCCGACAATCGTTCATCTGTCAGCACCCGACACAGTTCGAGCACCGACTTCTCGCTGACCACGAGATTTTCTATTGCCTCTTCCATTTTATCTATATCGCCCATGTCGATCACAGCATCAAGCAGAGATAAGGCTTGACCTGGTGAACCCCAGCAACTCTTAGAGATTTTACGGATGATGTCCTCTGGGAAGTCGTTGATCTCCTCTGCCTCAAGAACATCTTTGCAGAGGTTGATAATCTCACCTCTAACGAGAGGCTTAACTTCACCCTCAAAGCATCTTCTCCTGATTGCTTTCAGCGTGTTCCCTTTGATCTTCTCTGGCTCTGAGGTACATAGAACGAATACAACATGACTTGGGGGCTCCTCAATCATCTTCAAAAGTGCTTCGATAGCGGCGCCCGTGATCTGGTGACATTCATCGAGAAGGTACAGCTTGCGGTCACCCCTCATAGGTGCTGTCCTCATATTCTTTCCTATATCTCTGATCGTATCAATCCCTCTTGTATTTGCCGAATTGTATTCATAAAAATCGAAATCAGAGATGGATAGTTCCTCTTTGATAACATAGGCGAGTGTTGTTTTGCCACCCCCTGGCAGCCCAGTGAAAAAATAACTGCCCGGCACATCTTTCTCTCTACCAAGCACCGAGCGAAGGCTCTCAACTAAGGCTTCGTTTCCCATAAACTCATCAAATGACATTGGTCGATAGTCTACATTTAAAGTCATGCTTCCTCCTAAGCTGCCAGTTTGTATTCAGTCATTTCAGCCCAGTTGCCATTAATGCCTGAAATCTCATGTTCAATTTCTAATGGCACAGTAATCCAGGGGAATTGCTCCCTGATCAGTTCTGTACCTACATAGTTAATGGTCTCAACGATGTGGGGCAATTCGTTTTCTGCATAATCGTGGATCATATCATCATGTATCTGCCCTATAATCATTGATTCCCAATCTTCTTCTGCCGCTATCTTCTCCACTTCAATCAGAGTCCACAAGAGCATATGGAATGCTGTTCCCTGAGTCTGATAATTCGTACATTCATTCCGAGTCATGTAGCCTACATACTGAAACCCAAGATAGCTACTGATATACCCGTTCTTCCTGTACTCCTCATTGATTGCGTCTTTCCACTTCTTATATACTTTGAACCTCTGTCCCCAAAACTTCTGCTCCACACCCTTACAATGCTCGACAAATGCGTCAAGCGTCCTGATACCCTGCTTGCTCATGTGTCGTTTGAGAGTGATGCCGGAAGCAGTTTCGAGGTCAAGATAATTCTCCCATAGATCAGGGGCGCAGTTTCCATAATAGCTACCGTAGAACTGAGGGAATACCCAGCCGTTCTTCCCCGAGTATCTGATCTTCTTAGTGACCTCTTCGTGCGGTAGCTTCCAGATGTCGGCAGCCGCGTCCCTGTGCATGTCAGTCGTTGGGTCTGTAATGTATTTGATTAACTCTGGATCTTTATTATAACAGGCGCTGATTGCGACTTCGATTCCTGAGAAGTCAGAGGATAGCAAACCATGACCAGCACTTGGGATTATCCCCCTGCGACAAGTCATCATTGAGAACTCATCACGTTTGGGTATATTCTGAAAGTTAGGATCGGAAGATGATCCTCTATATGATTTAGGGATTGTCAAGTCGTAGGAGGGATTCATTCGCCCGTTGTAAGAGAACCTCTTAAACTGAGCCAAGTATGTCCCTTTAACTTTAATCATCTTACGGAGAGCAAGCAAGTCTTTGACAAAGGGTAGGTCAATTTTATTTAATGCCTTTTCATCTACCGAGTAGTTACCTTTGTCCGTCAAGATCGGAGGGTATTTGAGCAGATCGTAGAGAAGATGACCTAAGTCCTTAGGTGATTCAATGTCTAACTCCCTCCCTGTCGCTTTCTTGAATGTATCTGCATCCTTACCAAACTTAGTGACCTTCAGTAGGTCAATGATCTTTCGGTCAATGACTCCCGTTCCCTCTCTGTTCGACTGACTGTGGTAGTATTCTTCATCGGTACATACACCACGCTTTTCGATGTCAGCAAGGCACAGGGCACCTTCGTGAAAGAAATCATAAGGGTAGGTTAACTTTCTTTCCTCAATCTGTCGCTCCTGTATTGGTCGTAGCATGAAACCAAATAGAGAATCAAGCCCACCGTAGTGGAGCAGATCATCAAGAGGACACTTTTCCATTTTGTTAAAAGGGAATCCTTTGATATACTTCTTGACGGGTTTGTCATAGGGATAGAATCCGAAATTGATATAGGTTTGAAATTTAAGTCCTGAAAAATATTTCCTGTTATCTATAATGTGTGCGGCGATCATTGAGTCCCAGTCCCAGTTCTCAACTTCAACTCCCATGATCTCAGAAGTCCACACATCTTCAAATTTCATGTTATGTGCTTCTTTACCCGATCTGTGGTCTCTCAATACCTTGCGGATCCGGGTCTTAATTTGAGCGTATTCCTTGCGAGTCCAATGATTTCTATACTGGACTGGAAAAGAATATGCTACCTTCTCATTATAGCACAATGACATGGAGAGAATCTTATGACCTGGGCGAAATGGTTTCAGTCCCGTTGTCTCATAGTCAAATTCGAGTCGTTCAGGAGGGGATTGGATAAGTCTGTCGAGGAGGGATATAACATCGTGGTAATTAAATAGACATTCCACCCTTCTCTCGTAGTCGATATTCTGCACACCTCCTGCAGATCGTATGAAATTGACAGCGTTGGTAATATCTCGGCTGTATTGACTGGTAAGGTTTGCGTTATCTTTATCACGGGTGATATAGGAAGGGTGAAATAAAGGAAGCACCCAACAGGAATATCTTTGATCTGGAACAGCCAGACCGCGCCACCGTGAAATACTCGCCTCTTTGAAGTGATCGAGGTAGAAAGATTCAACTGCTTTTCCTCCCATCAGCAGAATAAAATTTGGATCGAGTTCTCTTATAGTTTGCTCAACGATAGGACGACAGGCTCGGAGTTCTGATTTCTCAGGTGCCCTGTTCTTAACTTTTCCAAAGCGACCTGATGTCATCGGTCTGCAATTAACAGCATTGACCTTCCAGAAGTGACGATCAAGATCCAGCTTATGTTTCCCTAACTCAGCCCAAAGATAACCCCCAGCCTGAGCATGTTTCACAAACTGCTTACCAAGTTGATCTTCTTTTTCACCAGGTGCTTCGCCTATAATCAGAGCCTGCAAAGCACCTTCACCTGTGTATTTCATGTGTGGAGATCGGACGTTCCTACTCAACCCACATTCTTGACACATAGGACCTTTGTCATTGAGGTCAACGAACCTCTGTGTGCCTTTCTCAATCTCTTTATCAGTAAAGAAACCCTTAGTCGCCATCAGTCTACGTTTAACCCCGCTATGTGTTGAAAGGCTTGACGCTTGAAGAGGACGTGACTCTCATCCACATACATATAGGTAGCTTTTTCGAGAACGTCAATCAGGAAGTCAGGTCGAATTTGAAGTGAGAAGGGCTTTTCTATATTGGGTGGTTTCTCAAAGTCAACCTCTTGTAGAATCCCTCCCCTTGTTGACTCAGCCTTACACGTTACCTTGCTTTCATCTATGTGAAGCGTGACCAATTTGTCGGCAGCCTGTTCCCCCTCATTCACAAGGTTCACAGTTTCAATAGACTGTCTGAGGTCAGCAGGTATCCTGATGCGCACGCCAAGGTCAAAACCCTCAAACGCTTCCTTAAAGGACAGCAAGTCGAGTGGTATCACCCGGCGTGCGCTAAACGTGGTTCCCCCTTCAGACTTAAAATGCGCCCAAGACTTAGACAAATAATAGGATGAAATGTCTTCGTACTTGATAAGTTCTTGAATGAGGGTAGCCTCGATATAAAAGTCCTCTGGTACTTTTTTATCCATCTCGTACCAGGAGATTCTCGTCTTTGAGCCTGACATCACATTCTTTCCCTCAATTCTAACACAGGTCAGAGTCCCCATCTGTCTGTCCGTATCAGCACTAAAAGCACAAAGCCTGAGACCCTCTATGAAATCAGGTGACAGGCGATGAAAGTCTGCGTCCGTTGCTTCCTTCGTCACGTTCCTAATGTATTCAAATATTTCAGACTCCTCAACTATAGGTAACTGGGCATTTGTTTTCTCGTTCCACACCTCTAAGACACCCTTCTTGAGTTCAAGGGATACCATCTCAGTCTCTAATCTTGACAGCAATTTGAGGAACAATGAGGCGTCAACTGTGCAGGTTAATTCGATGTCGAAGGGATAGGAAATGAGGAGTTCATCATTGTAGGCGAGTATTTCATCCTTATTAAAGATGAAGTGGTTTGACTGTTCGATGACCTCCTTCTGCGATAAGCCGGGACGGACGAGATTCAACACGTCCATTAATTCTTCTCTATTTACCTCCATTGAGTTCCTCCCTTTTCATGTCAATCACGGTTTGAATATCTTTTGGATAGTAGTATGACAGTAGGCGATTCCAGCTGTCTGAGACTTGCAAAGCGGCGTCCCTAAAGTCACGCTCCTTAACTGGGTCCTTCATTACAGGAAAGTTTCCTGCCAGATAGAGTTTCATATCAGTTCCTTTGTTCGAGATTTAGGAGTGAATTTCCAGGGCCACTCAGGCATGCTCTGCTCCACGCTGATATAATATAGCATGTTTATTTTATCTCTGGCAAGGTGATTGTTAGCAACCTCATCCAGAGTAAATCCCCTGCTCTCAATATATTTGAGCATCTTATTTTGAAATTCGACTGGGTAAGTTAAAAAGTGTTTACCTGGTGTGCCTTTTCGGGGGGATTTAGCAGAGACGGTGACAATGTGAGGATTCTCATGGTAGACCCAGTTACCGTTGCGTGTCTTTGGAATCAAGACAACACCATATCGTCCGAACTGAACCCAACTGGTGCTGTCTACGCTGTACCAGGGATAGCGAGTCATAATCAGGACAGAAGTGAGACCGAACCCATGAATCTTACAAACAGGGTAGCCCTTTTCGTCAATCAGATATTCACGCCAGATGTTATCGAGGCTCCTAATCGTGCGTTCATTTGACATAACGCTGATGGCACCAATCGCTATATACTCTGACATCTTGAGGTAGTGAGTGAGGAACTCGGGTGAAGTTTCAGCATGCCAGACGGGGATAGGTTCGAGTCCCTTCATCCTTAAGTAAAGATAGTTTTGATAGGATTTGTCACCATCTCCTATAACGTCCAAGTTAAAGTACTTATCGAATACGTCCTCATTTGCTCGGATGTACTCAATGTAATCATCTATATCCAGCTTCTTTCCTTGTGTCTTGGCTGAATATGCTCCTGAATCAAGAAGCAGATCGGTGGTCATATTATCCTCGCTTTTCGGAGTGCCAATAGGGTTTCATCTGTTCGCTTTTTCTCATAAATGCCCCTGTTCAGCTTGTCAAGATAAATTTGTAATCCATCGAAATTTTTTATCGGTTGATCGTATTCCTCTTCCAAATCACAGTTCGTGAAAGCAACCCATCGACGGAAACACGCCGCACAGTTCCCGCAGGGATTGTCAGTTGGTGCATAGCATGAGCGAGTGGCGATCAAATCCTCAGCGGGTAAATCGTGATCGAGGTACCATCTCACCATCTCAGTCTTTGTCATTTGAAAGAAAGGAGTTGATACGGTCACCGTTTCGGACCAGAGGAACGACAGCCACTCACCGAACTCATTGAAGAAGTGAGGAGAACGATCTGGGATGCTCATTTCTCCTTCTTGCACAACCAGCACAACATCCTTGTCATACTTGCTGGCGATCATTACAAGGAAAGCATTACGGAGTGGAATGTTAGCGTCCCTTGCCTCCCAGTCAGCGAGATTCAAACGAGTGTCGATGACGGTATCTGGGATAAGTTTTTTCACTTTCTCAATCTCATGGGTCATGTATCGGTGACCCAATCCTACATACAATGTCTTGGGTTTGTGCAGAAAATGCCAGCCTATGTAACTGTCCAAACCTCCACTGAATAATAGAATCATAATTCCTCCGGTCTCTTTGCTACCGAGTCGATGTAAAAGTCGGCTCTGAATTTACCAAATTCAATTCGGTGATAATTCACACCATGTTTTTTCATCCACTTCGCCGTCACCTCTCGATCATCTTCATAGCGGGAAGTGTAGAGGACAATAGTGTGACCCTCCCTGTACAGCCTGTTAATCTTTGCTATGTTTCGCTTGATCGGTTTAGCCTCAGCATACTTCCACCAGTCCCTGTCCTCAACACACAACGTACCATCAATGTCAACTGCGTATGTCGCCATTAAATCATCTCCTGCAATTTTCTCCGTGAATCGTGATCTATGTATAGTCGATTGATTAAGTCTCGGGGATTCGCAAGGTCCATTGGCATCTGTTCAGGTTTTCTCTTACCGTAACCTGCTGAACCTTTGAACCGTCGATTATCTATCACGCCTGCTCTATCAGCCGCAATCATCGACAGCTTAGTGGAACCACATTCGGTACACAAATGAGGACGTCCCTCATACATCTCGGGAGCATCACAAGAGACCGTGAACTCGAAGGGAAAGTTAAGAACATCACCAAGTCTCCATGTCTCTGTCTTAGTGAGATTGCGTAAGACTGGCAGAAATGCTATCCTGTGACCTGTAATGTATCCATACTGTCTCAACATTCCGAGCGCCTTGTCAAACTTATAGGAGTTGTCAGGGTAACCTCCTGTCTCCTCACTTAGTTGATACCACCCTGCAGAGAGATACACGATTCGGTAGTTGTAGTTTAGGATAGCTGATTCGGCATAAGCCATAGCGATTGAGGCAAAGATTGCATTACGCCCTGCTACCCATGCGATAGTCGATTTAATATCATCACCACCTGAGGTGATCGGTATATTATGCTCCAAAAGCATGGAAGGGTCGGCGAGATTATTATAGATAGGTTTGAGGTCAATCGTGTGGTAACCTATCCCGAACTCTCTTGACAGCATACGAATGGCCCACGCTTCACAAGCCTCTGACTTCTGCCCGTAATCAAAATGAAGCATACTCACATCATGCCCTGCTCGGTGCAGTAGGAAAGCGGTGAGCCCACTATCTACACCTCCACTCGCCACAACGAATGTCTTGCGATGGAACCCTGGTTGAGCGAGACTGTCCCAATGAGGGTGCAGAAATCGTGGTTTGAATTTTTGACTGGTTTGAAATCCTGATTGCAAGTCCGTCTCATAAATCGTGTACCCTTCGAGATCGTGATGATACCAACTCTCCCAGACGTTGATACCATCCCGAGTCGATTGAACCAGATAGTATAGCACCTTCCCGAGCGTTTCGTTATCGCTATGGAGAAAGTAACCATACCCTCTGACGTAAGAGTGAGCGAGAGGGAGAAATGAGGTAACAGCAAACAGCTTGTCCTTCTTCTTGTCAAGCATGACAAAAGCAAAGGATCCTGACAAGTCTTCCATACACGATACCATATTGCGACCATTCGCAATATAATAGGCGAGTATCGCTTCGGAATCTACGGGGGTAGTGTAGTTAAAGTCCAAGTCATTCTTAACGCTGTCCGTCACCCCACCATTATGAACAAGAAACAGGTCCTCCGGAGGCAGATCCAAAGGTTGAATCATGTCATGTTTAGTGGTGGGCTCCGTCTCAGGTGTCGCCCTAAAGGACGCCAACAAGATACACCCCACCCTCATCCTCTCGCTCACAATTTGCAGTATCTCCTCTGAGTGTTTATCATAAGGACCGATAAACTTGGTGATACTGCTTAATCCGTCGGGGTCGATGATGCCTATACCGACACCATCTCTACCCCTTAGCGCCGCTCCTTCAAACAGCACGTTGTACTCTCGTTTTGTTAGGACTGCTTCCTTAGCCCAATAACATACAATTCCACACATTATTCGACCCTCCTGTCTGACCATTGATCTTCTGGTATATGTTTACCAGCATGTTTCGTGAACACTTTTTGAGCAAACTGAGGATCCCTGCCTATCCAGTAGTGATACATTCTTGGATAGGACCAAGAGCATCCGGGACAGTTCTTCGCATCGGTGAACACAGCCTCTCTCCAGACATCCTTCATCTTAGGTAGATCAAAGATGTTAAACGTTGGTGTGTGTTTGCCTTTTCGATACCCACAACACCGCAGAGAGCCGTCGGCTTCGATGGTTGGTCCTCCATAAGGGTCACCTCCACAATGCCACTCCATATTCGTGAGATACTTTAAGTTTCCTTTCTGTATGTCAAGAATCTCAGGGTGTTGAATCAAATGGTCAGATGACAAGACTTGGTGCAGAATGTTATTGAGGTTGATGAAGTGTTTGGTAGACTTGAAGAGGAAGTCATCTAACTCCTTCTTACTTGGGAAGAAGTCAAACTCTCCGTCCTTGTTGTAATGAATGAAATTGATGCCAGTAAATATTCCAAATCGTTTCAACTCTGCTACGGTCAGAGGGAGCATCATGTAATTTTGACGATGGACTGTGATGTTCCCTTGCGTGTCAATGTGTGGGTACTTAAAGCGAGTTTTCAGCAGAGCCAACCACCCATCGAGTGACTTATTCTCCATGTCATTCATCGTCACACCCTCTGTACTCGCCCGCATCAGCAGATAAGACAAGGGATAGTCAATGCCACATGAGAGATTGTCGATGGGTCCATCAAAATACTTCTCATGCCATTTGTCAAAGAGGTTAACAGGAGCAGTAGAGTACATGGCATAAGGTACTCTGTTGTGCTCCATAATCTGAATCAATCTTTCACCGAGCAACCATGACTCGTTGCCCAAGATCAGATTGAAAGTGACGCCTATCTCTTTCAGAATTTTGAAGGCGTCTATCCACTGCCCAACTTTCAGTTCATCTGCGAGCGGTCTTGAGGAGGCGATGTCGCAGTAATCACAGTTTCTTGGGCAGGCTTTTGTGATATAGGTTAGTGCATTTTTCATGCGTTTAGACCTCCATCAATAACAATGTTTGCACCTGTGATGTAATTGGATTCATCAAGCATTTTCACTACAGGGATGATTTCTGGTGCATCAGCCGCCCTCTGAAGGGGTACTGGATCAATCAAGCGTTGTGGTACAGGTAGAGGACAAAGTTTTGTGTTGAAGAAACCAGGGGATATACAGTTCACCCTGATATTGGGTGCCAACTTACGAGCATACGATCTGGTCATATTTATAAGACCTGCTTTACAGGCACCATACATTGGAGTATCAGGATCTGCTTTCATCCCGGACACGCTTGCGATGTTAATAATATGCCCACCCTTATTAAATCGCTCTTTCAAGAGTTCGATCAACAGGTAGGGAGCCCGGAGTAAAAGATTGAATTGCTCTGTGGCATGTTCCATCCTTTCTCCCAAGATTAACTGCCCTGCATTGTTAATCAAAACATCAATGTTGTCACGTCCAAGGAGTGGGTCGTCTCCTTGCATATCATCAATCATTTGAGTCAGGACCTCACTATCTCTCAGGTCGTAGTCCCAATGTGCACCAGTTCGGCTTAAGGACATGATGTCGTCACCAATACTCAGATAGTATTCGGCGATTGCTTTGCCTAAACCGGAGGTGGCTCCAGTAATTAAAATTGTCCTTTTCATAGTTTACCTCATAGGATTAGTGAAAGTTTAACCAGTTCGAGCGCCTCTGATTTAACTTCCGGTTTGAAAAAGCTACCGAACAGGGCGTCAGTCTGCATCCCTGCTCCGTTTGTTTGTCCGACACCTCTGCAAGTCATACAACTATGTACGGCTCGCATAACTACCATGGCGCCCTCAGGTTCGATGTGTTTCACAAACTGGTTCAGCACCTGATGAGTTAGGTTCTCTTGGAGTTGAGGACGTGAGGCATAGTGATTCACAAGGCGAGTAGGTTTAGACGCACCAACGAGTGTGTCCTTTGGAATGTAAGCAATCCAGGCGAGCCCTGTGAAAGGTAAGAAATGATGGGAGCAAAATGAGGTGAAATGAATCCGATCATACATTATGATCTGTGTGTAGCCCTCATCATTTGGGAATGATTTAAAGTCGGTGAACTCGGAGCCCACCGACTTAAACCATTCAGCGCAGTACATTTTGGCAACCCGTGTAGGAGTATCGGTGAGGTTAGGATCAGATAAATCTAACCCTAACCCCTCCGTCATCAACATTTTGAAGTAATGTGCAACTTTGGTTTGATCCATGATTTATTTCTTTGCTTTGAATCCTACCAGCTTGACTTTATCATCGTCACGTTCATAAACCCAGCCATGCTCTTCCCGGTATTCGATGTGACGTTTGACGGAACTGACGGTACGGAACCCGGAGAAGGACAGTTCACTTTCCTCCAGATATTCTTTCAGTTTGGCGATCAGGGTTTCGATCTTGCCGCCCTTCAGCATCAGTTTGTCCATGTAAGCTGTGGGATTTGCGGGTTCCTTCAGACGTTCTTTGATGTCATCAAATGAGGTGATCTTTTTGGTGGGCGTCGGAGGCTTTCGATTACCTTTCGGCTTCTCTTTGGACTTATCTTTTTTCTTGTCCTTCGCAGGCTCTTCCTCTTCCTCTTCCTCCTGCTCCTCTTCCTCCTGCTCCTCTTGCTCCTCTTCCTGCTCTTCCTCTTCCCCACCCCCGTTGTCAGGCTCGGGCCATTCGATGGAGTTGTAAAACTCGATACAGGATTCAGGAATGTCCTTACCCTGATCATCGAGATAGTCAACTGCTTTCCCGAAGGCATCGACAAGATTTTCCTTGCTGGTTCCCACGACTTTGATTTTCTTTTCAAGGTCGCCGGTTTCGTTTAGAATCTTGATCTCTTCCTTCAACGCTTTAAGGTCGATTGCTTTAAGGTCGATTGCCATTTCTTGCGTCTCCTTTCATAAGTTGGTTGATTGATTCCTACGGGTTGAAAAATGGTGACAAAATCAATCATATTCTCCTTTGCATCACCTGTCAAGAGTTTTTTTGGCATCCATCAATCGGGTTCACTTAGGTCAAGAAGTTTATGGAGTTGCACACTAATGACCACGTTAAATCTTCGGTCGAAGCGGAGCCATTGCATCACTCTATTGCCCGAGACAGAGGAGAAGATAGGAGAAATTGCGTACTGGGCAAGACATCCTTTTCGATCTAACATATCCATTGTGGCGCAGGCTGTCTCATAATCTGGGACATCCGCGACAACGAATTTTATCCAGTCGTTGTACCTTAACGACATCCACGGACTGTTCACCTTCATCTTATCGTACTCGTTAGAGGAGGGCAGTTTGAAGTCTACCACATAGTTGACACCTCCGAGGGGCTCAAATTTATACGTCCCATTTGTCTCAACTGACACGTTGTATCCTTCCCTCAACAAGTCTACGCAGAGTTGATCTAAGGCATCCTCCTGCATGAATGGTTCTCCACCCGTGATAGTTATGTTCTTACAGCCATGAACTCTGATTTGTTCCATCAATACTTCCGTATCTGTCAGATGTCCACTGTTTGCTTTCTGTGCATACTTCGTATCACACCAGGAGCATCTGATATTGCACCCTGCGAAGCGAACAAAGGTACACATTGAGCCTTGATGAGCCTCGCACACCTCCCCGTTGACGCTAACAAAGGTACTGTAAATTCTAACTGGTACGCCAGATCGCATAGTTTTTCTCCGTTTCCCAAAGTCTTACCATAGTCAATGCTACACCCCCTGGTAGCTTTTCACTTATAGCACTCGCTATGGCTATGACCATGTTTTCTGCTGTGGGGTTGGGATATATATTATTCAAGTCCTGGTGATCATGCAGATCAAGAACCACCTCCCTGACAATATTCTTGAAGTCTGTAAAGTCCATAATCATACCCCAATCTGAACGTGCCTCTTGTCTGCAAGGCTCACCTTCTACTGTGACTTCCAACTTGTAACTGTGACCGTGCAGGTCTTTGCACTTCCCAGTGTGCCGAGGGAGTCTGTGAGCCGCTTCAAAGTGAAAGATGGATCCAATCTCTTGCATGATGCCTCCTCCAGGGATTATCCTGATTTTTTATTTTCGTATGGTATATGGAAAAAAAATTTTTCTGGTATTTCTTATGTGCGTACCTCCCTAACAAAATCAGCATCAAGGTACACTTGCCCATGAGCAATCTTCTGTATTACCGTTATGGTGTTTGATGAGTCGTATTCTCGGTGACGGTGCAATATCGTGTTTAAGCGAATCCTACCCATTCTTTTTTCTTCTTCCGTTTGACTGATTCCCAGCATAGCGTCTATATGGGCTAATTTGCCCACCCACCGTGCTGTGTGTGTTTCCTTAAGTAAGATAGCTTCCAAAGCAGCCTTATTTACCTGTGTTGGGGCTAATACGAGTGCCCTGCGTTCTGAGGCTAATTGCGCTAAAGCTATCCATGTTCTATCTTCCTTCTGTACCCCATCAAGTATGTCATCCTCTGGTTTCAGAATATCAGCATAATCCACGATGATTATATCTGCAAAGAATCCCTCTTGCTCCCACATATTGAGGTCATTCACGATGTCGGACACATTTGCTGTGAATCGAGGATAGGTTTTCAGTCTTATTTGATGAGAATGAGCCCTTCTATAGGCTCCCATCACTTTGTCTACATGAAATGCGTCAAATTTCGGTACCTCTATGACTTCATACCATGTAGCCGCTTCGTACTCTGTCCTGTATTTTTCCCTACATACTGTGCATACTCTATACGGGTTATCAGGGGCAAATTCAGGTACCTTTCCATCTTCCTGTAATAAAGTGACTTGTTGAACTCTACGCTTGAGGTTACAATCCCCAGTTTGATTGTGGAGACAATCAAAGACAGGATACAGATAGGAACCCTCTTCTTTCGCTCCGCTTGCGAGTCTTTTCCATATCCTCAGTTGCATTGTTGCATCGTTCATTTCAAGGGAGAAAAACGCTACATTTAGGTGTTGTAGGATGCCTTGAACAAAAAACTCCTGAGCAACCCATGTTTTACCTCTTTTGAAGGCTCCAGACAGTCCGACTAACCACCCTCTGTCAAAGTCACCGAGAAATGGACCTAGGTTTCCAGCGAATTTAAAAAAACCTTCTTCTGAGTCCTGGAAAGTATGATATATGTTATCCGTAGAAAATAACTGTTCTCCAGTTATAGCACCTGACTGTTGAATCCTAACTTTTCTGAATCTCGCCAGTTCAGCTTCCGCTCCGTTGATGTCCCCAGTATCAAGCATTACTTTGACATTTCCGTTGGTAATTTCCGCTTCTCTTAACCTACACCATCGTTCCGCTTGATCGACCATGTAGTCTACATTCAATTTACCCTGACCAGCAACATACTGCTGATTAATCTCGACAAGCAAATCATGGATCATACCAACATCTTCATCACTCAATTTGGTGCGATTCATATTAAACTCGTCTTGGATATGCTCGAATGGTACTTCCTCGTGATACTCGTAAAATTTAAGAGCCCATTTGGCGAGTGTTTCCGTGTAGTTAGTCTGAAAATAGGCAAGACTGTCGTGGATCATAGGATAGAATTTGTGCATGAATGGAGTTGACGCTATCATGCCAGTTACTATCCTTTTCTCGTCAATGGTGTCAATCTTACGCCGTCTTAGTAACGCCATTATTAGCCCAGCTCCAATCGTCTTGTCTGCATTGAGGACACCACATCTGTGTGCTGTCGTTGGTTGCTAAAAGTTCGGAAATGTGACCTATTCTGCCACAATGACATCTGAACCATATCCCCTTTTCAAGATCCTGATACCCGCTTGCCTCTTCGCTTAAGGGTCGGGCGTGACTTGGTGCGTTTGGCATTCATCTGCTCCTCTATCTGCGCCAGTGATTTGCGCTTGGTTGCTACAAAGTAGCCATGTTGTTCAAAGAAATTCGGCAGCATCTCCCATGTTGAGTTATACGTCAATGCCCTGGTGCTAAACTTCGCTATATTACCTTTGATGTGATCTAAGGCATGCCTAACAAACGCATCTGTTAGGTGTTTATGTGTTGGTAGGAAGGTGTTATTTATTTTCCCCTTATGACTGGCGACAAACTCTGTCAATCTTTTGCTGGCAAATGCAATATTGTCACATTGGGACAATGTTAAGGACTCCACATCATCCAAACCATTCTTTTCTACATAGGATTGGCACAAGCAATCATACAACCCTGTTCTTGGCATATTGAATATTGACTCTGGCAGGTTTTCTGTGTAATACAAGAGGCTTTTTTGGAATTTGATGTTGTGTGGTGGAGGGAATTTGGAATAGATGAAATCGCCAAGAGACATACCCCTAACGTTTTTCTTGTCTACTGGTCTGTATTTAGGATTAAAGACTACTTCGGTCCACCTGTCTACTGACAATTTGAACTTGTGCATAGGTACAGGACAACCTACATAATAGCCTGTACCATTGGTCGAGTCTTTCAAAGTTGCCAATATATGTAACCACGCTTTACTCTTTTCATTTGGTGTTGTTCGCCTTAACTTTTTCGAGTTCCAATAATCAATTCGCTTTTGGTATTTGGTCAGAATCATATTATTTTGTCCTGTTATATATTATAATATATCAAGTACTTGATAGGTAATAGATTCGTTTCACTCATCTATTACGCATCCTGTACCTGACATATTCCAATACATACCATGAAAAATAAAATATATGCCTGGTGTGCCTGATTTTGACAAAGAAATACTATGTTCATTGGTGCTCCTCTCCTGAATTGTATAAAAGGGAGCCCCTGCGAGCCTTAGTGCAAGAGGTGAAGAATTTGACTCGCAGGGGCAGGGGGTATTGGACTCAACTTACATCGTGAAAGGAGGTTTGTTGAGCATGGGAACCAACGCCCCGAACTACTTATGTTGTTTGAAGGAGATTTACTTCAACTCACCTCTTGCACTACAATAATTTTATTCTATCCAACTCACGCTGTCAAGATTTTTTTTCGTGTCCAGCGCCTACGCTACTTGCAAAAGCAACCATTCAACCGCCTTATGCGCGGCGACATATATGGTTACTCCTCCTATGTTGACTTTCACCAACAATAGAATTAAAGCAATCTTTATTCCAAGATTTCTATAATTCAAGCAATCACCTCCCTTCAATCGAACACCCTCATTAGGCGTTCCATCATGTCTATTTCCTCCTGAGTAGGGTCTTCCTTCTGCAGGAAGTTCATTATCTTGATTTTGTATTCCTCGTCCCGATCTTCCCAATCAATCAGCACCTTGATAGTCTCTGTGGTGCTGGGCCAATATCCCTTGCGATTGTATTTCATCACTCGGTATATGGTAGACACAGGACAATGAATGTTCTTTATCCTTAGGAATTTCTTAGCCTCATCATGCAGAAAGTCAGCGTCAGCGAGTGCAATGCCAGGAGTGAGGAGCCCTATTCTGACCACCGTAAAATCGAAGTTACTCAGTATGTGGTCCATCTCTCCTTGAGTCACAACGACACCTTCTTCCATAGGCTTCACCAGATTCACAGTGGGGCATGGGAATAAAGGATGATCTTTCTTGAATGGTTGATACAGGACTGCCAGATCATTTTCCGATTTCATTTCACAACCCTTCGTCTTTAACGCCTCCGATAGTTTCGCAAATATCTCTTTTGTCGGAGAGTAAATGTCAAGGTCAGTAGCGGGGATAGGTTTGAGGATAGGAGAACACATATACCTGACGTATCCTCCAAGTATCACACCACCGTTGTCATAGATCACGGGCCAGATGTGTTGAATGGCTGTGAATCCCCGATAGACGGGCACCTGTATGAATCCCTCTTGTGATTTGTACCTATCCTTCTTCTTCTTTTTATCCTTTGGTTTCTTTCCCAATGCTTCCAATGCTTCTTCGTGGCTTACCTCTTTTTCTGTCATCAGTACACCCTCCCAAAGATTTCTCGTCTAATTGATTTTGCATCCTCAGGAGATATGTCTGCTGGATCACCCTCTTCAAGTCCCAGTACATGAACATCTGGCACCGTGACAGACAAATTGAAGGCGAGTCTTTCGGCATTCTCCTGAGCCTCATCTTCTGTGTCATACAGGATAAAGCACCGCTTCAAGTTCTTGAGGAGTGCTACCTGCTTTCCTGTGAATTTATCTCCCATCGTTGCAACAGCCCCATCACCCATTCTCCATACATCCGTCACACCTTCTAACACAAGTGCTGTATCTTCCACTGTGTCAATGTTATATAATGTGTCCTTAGGATGCAGAATACTCAAGACTTTGGAACAATGAATATATGGGATTCTTGCTTTTCCAGTAACGTCCCTTGTCGTGTACGTCACCAGTCGTTTTCGTTCATAGAAAGGAATGATCAGGCGCATGGCAAAGTCACCGACAGGACCGTTGCACCTGAGTTTGTATTTATCGAAAATGTATTGCGGATCAAAGTTTCTTGAGGCGAGGTAATCTGAATGAATTTGCAAAAGTTGATTTTCGCATATCGACGGGAGTTCAAGATGCGTGGCAGCCTGTGGCATTTGCTCAGGGCCATGCGATCTTCGATCAGTTAATGCGCTGATATGCGAAAACTTGCGGACGACTCGTAGTGACTCGGCAAACGAACAGCGGTCCACCTTCATAATGAGTTTGATTATAGTGCCCTTTACAGGGCACCTCCAACAATTTATCCCCTTCTTCTCTAAATCAATGCCAAGATGGTTTGATTCATCCTCACACCAGAGGCACCTAATACCGATCCATCCGTCTTGCACGTTCTTACCGGATTCATCGTAATAGATGCCCCTGTTGTCGAGGTACTCCTTGACATCGAAATATTCAATGTCAACTTCCGACCCCATCCTGTGTTCTCCTCTGTCGTTCTTTAAAATCAAGAACGTCTTGGGTGTTGAACGATCTTCGTCCACCACCTTGTTCTGCTTGCTTTTTCAAGGCATCGTTAGCCTTCTCCAGTTCAGCGATCTTATATTGCATGGAGTCTTTGGTCTTTTGATGGGCTCTCTTTTCATCACCAAGCTGTGTCATGTTCTTGTCACACTCGATGGCAAGTTCACCCACCCTGTTCTGCAGGTGATTAATATAGTCGATCACCGATTCACCCAGTTCGGTAGATGTGAGAGTTGGTGCTCTACCAGCTGCCTGTCGAGCAGCCGACTGTTTCTTTATCGGCTTGCGTTTCGCCCTCATACCAGGCTCCCTGACGATTGGCTGTTTTGCTTTGAGATTCCTCTCATAGATCACCAACTTTCTACCCGAATCTTCTGCCTCTCTGACTTTTTCAGTCTTTTTGATGATTCGGGCCTTCACGAAAAGAAAACCTACTGCGTTCTGCACCGTATACAGGTCGATGTCAGGACGTTTCTTTGCTACCACTTTGTGGATATCCTTACAGGTAAACTGATCTGAAGGAAATTCCAGAATCGCTTGATAGATAGCATACTTCTTGGTTCCTTTCGTGATTGTCCCAGCTGTTGGATGTTTGGTTCCCATTTTACTACCTCCTTCTGTTAAAGATTAACGATCATCCATAAAGTCCTCCATGATTCGGATGAACTCTTGGACACTTTGGGGCTTGCGTTTCAATAGAATTTCGGTTGCTTGATCTGCGGCCCCTGCTCCATACTTCTTGTCGAACATCTTTTTAGCGTAGAAGGCAACCCACTTCGCTAAGTCTTCCTCATCATTGTCTGTGACAGAAGATACCAAGAAAGACATAATGGCGAACACGCTGCCATTTAACTTTGCTATGACTCTGGCACTCTCCTCAAGAACAATGATGGTCTTCATACGTTTTTCATCCACTATAACCACCCGTTCTCCATATACAAAGTGACCCGTTGACCAAAATGGGAGATTAAGTAGTTGTGGCTCGGATCAAAGAAGTCGTATATGGTCACTTTGTCCTTCTCGTCCGTTCTTCTTAATCCCCTTCCGATAGTCTGTAATACAGGCAGTTCGTCCTTTCCCCCACCTGCATTGAACACAACATTGAGTGAGGGTATATTTATTCCCTCTTTCCAAGCAGTAGTCGCTATTGCGATTTTTCTTTTCTTGGTGAGCAACGCTTCCTTCACGTTTCTCCTCTCGGTTGGTTTCATATCACCCCGAACGAAGGGCACATACCCTCCACCTTTCTCTTTAAACAGGGCGACAAGATTCTCTCCATGATCGAGTCGGTTCACAAAGACAAGGCAAACGTGTCCCCTCTCCTTGTGTTTGAGAATTGTCTCAACTATCATCAGGTTGCGTTTCTCATTTTGGATGATACCCTCTTCATATACATCAGGGTACCGATTTAATGATCTAACAAATGAATCGTAGGGCGATTTAATCAGCTTTATTTGGGGTTCAGCGAGTATTCCCAGATCAGTCGCTTCGTTGATGGTTTGTTCGCCAACAACAGGTCCGATCAGCCCTTCGAGTGCGAGTTCTTTCTCCTCCTCTGTAGGGAGCGTAGCTGTAAAGCCTATCCGAACGGGAGCGAGTATGTAGCGCAACACATCGGCATAGTTACCATCGAATTTCGTCACATGGTGCGCTTCATCGACAAATAGAATAGGAAACTCACCCTGCCATTCTCCTATATCTATCTTCTTGAAAGATTGAATGGTAGACACTACGGTCTGACCGAATGTGCCTGTGTATCTCTTGCCCCCACCAATCTGTTGCACATCATCGAAACCAAACTTGAGGGCTTCATCATAGGTCTGCTGTACGATGTCAATGGTGTGCGCCAGAATTAGAGCCCGATGTTTAGGAAATGCAGATCGAAGACCAAGCGTAAGAATAGTCTTTCCTGTACCCGTAGGAGCGATAATGACTCCGTTCTGCTCCTTGTACTTGATGGCATTATTCATCAGGTTGAGTTGATCGGGTCTAAATTGAATACCATCAAGTGAGTAGGGTTCAGGAGGGATATGAATGTGGTGCGTGTAGTCCACATCATATTTGATCTTCTTTCGATCAAGGTACTGGGTCACTCTGTCAAGATGACCACGCAGAAAATAGAAATGTTCACGATCTTTGGAAGTGATGCAGTCTTTGGGGTACTCATGCCGAACCATCTTCTTACGATCAGTACCTTCGATATGTTCTTTCCTGTAGTAGACTCCGGTGTATGTGAGGCAAGGCTTGACTGCCGATAGAAACGAGCGTTTCACTCGGCATTCGACTGGGTCGATTATCTCGATTTTCATGCCTTACGCCTCCTTAACTTAGGTTTCTTTCTCTTTAAGACTGTGTGGATTTTACGATCTACTCCAAAGTGAGCATAGAGGTCTCTACCACGTGCTACATCCAATATGTCTTCTGCTTGACCACACCTCATGCACCCCTCCATCTTCTTCTTCTGCCTGTTCAGACATTGAAGAAGATGGAGACGGTATGTGAAGATGTTACACCAGAAGTAAGCATAGGGTGTAAAGTGAGCGCAGGAGAGGCTTTCTGATGTTACATCCTGCTCAACATGCCTGCAATATCGTTTGTATATCTTCTGAGTATTGGAGATCGGTATAACTTTTCTCAGACCTTCTGGGATATTGTTGTAGAAGTCACAATGGATGCAGAGTGGCATTTAAGTCTTCCTCCGATTTAGTTTCTTTGCTGGTACTTTTGGTTTAATAGTTATGCCTTTCTTCTTTAGATGGTCAAGCAAAATGATGTTGACATAGCTGGAAACTGACCTGCTCTCGCTGTCGGCGAGTTCCTTGATTTCCTGCTCTACGCCTTCATCGAGGCTAAAACCAGTGATCTTTTTCCCCAACAGGATCACCCCCTTTCGGTGACATTCGGTATTTTTAAGTCTTTATAGATTCTATAAAATTTTGACAAGGCTGTCAAGACTTGATTAGAGTGTCTCCAATCTCGTCTAAAAGGTCAAGCACCACCTGAGTGGTGACTATGGGGTTGGAACTGTTGACATAAATCTGGCGCTTCTCTCGGATGAGCTCCACGACCTTAGATTGTCGTTTGAGTGAGGCTACTTGCCTGTTGTGAAATGAATCGGGCTGGATTGATTTTGTTAGTTCTCTTATAGATGATGTCAGTTCCTGAACCATAGCCCGATCTCGTTCATCCATCATTGTCATTGATAGACCTCCTTTCCCTGACGTTTCTTCGCCAGGTATTTAGATCAGAAGTACAGCCAGACCCCACATGCAGTTTCTTAGCGATCTGGCTGTCCTCCAATGCTAACTTACAGTAATAGCGTTGAGCGGTGTTAGACCAGGTGAGTGCTGGGCATCTGTTATTGAATCCATACTCCATCAGCCCGATCCAACACATGACTTTCATGCAACAATAGCCGCAGCCAATGCAAGCAGGAAAGTCATTCTGCTCTTCGGTCGAGTGGTCCACTTCTCCTATCTCCTTCAAGATATGAATGGAATGCAAAACGTCTATCCAGATTGCCTGTTCGGCGCTCGGCACCCATCGTTTTTTCCCAGAGGACTTCATCATTCGCCCTCTTCGGAATTATCCTGCCCAGTTTGATCTGCAGGAGTTCGATGACTTTTACCATTGTATTCCTCCCTTATTGGTGTGAATCTAATGAAGGAAACTCCGTCGATACATACCCATATGCGCCCATCCTCAGATACTTTCAACCCAACGTGCCCATCGAATGTTCGCCTGGGGGGCATGTTCTCAATGGATATGATTCCTTTAGGACTCGTTCTTTCATACGGGAAAACTCCCATTTTATTACCTCCTAAAAATTTCTGTCGTGATTAAAAGTACTGGTCAGTCTCCATGATCTCAGAGACAATATCGTTGAACCTTTCCTCTTTGTCCTTTTCTGACAATCCTTCATCATAATCTGTATCAATGTTGTCAAGGTCATTGACCCAGTTTTCAAGGTTATCAATTCGTTCCTGCAACATCATTCCTGAGTCACTTGTCTCCTGCAAATGCTCAGGCATATTCTCCAGGCTTCCCTGCGCTTCGTCTAACATATCGTTCAACTCTTGGATCAGATCCTGTTTGTCGTCCTCAATCGAGTCGATGTCTGTAAAACGATTCGCAAGACCATCTTGCAGATCATATAAAGCTGACAAGAAGGCACTTCTGGTAAGCTGACTTCGTTTCGGAGGGGTGGCAGAATACATTTTAGGCCCGAAGGCGAATTGCCACCAGTAATAAGGTTCTCCTGCTTTGGCAACAGGATTATCCTTCCTTGCTTTCTTCACATGATGTACTCTCGGCATGTCTACCTCCATCTGTTTCTTGCATACGACGGTTGACGTGGAAATCTACCCTTGCCTTTTAAATCCCATCCGATACCATCTCTTTCGTACCTGTAGATTTTACCAGATGGTGTGTGGTGTACGTTTGCTCTTGCTGGGTTGATGATTTCGACCACAAAATGATCTGACTCACCACACATGATGAGATCGGTTGCGACCCTCCTGGCTAATGATCGGTGCCGTCGGTATGCTTCCTGCATATCGAAGAACTCGCCCTCACGTGGGGCTGGCACCTCACCGACAGGAGCCTCTTTAATGGATAGTGCGGTCTTTTTCGTTCTGGTCTTGACTGGTCTCTGTTTCATCTCCGAGTCTCCTCTTCGCATCTTGCTCTAAGAATGATTCGACTTCTTGGTGCAGTTTATTGAGTTCCATTGCCCCTGCTCTATCGGACATGTCTCCCATCTCCCACATGCACATAAGAAATGAATATGCACCTGCGTAGAAGGATGTCCTCATCTCCTCAAACTGAACTTTCGAGGCATTGGAAGGCTTAACTTTATGCCAGAAGTCTTCCCATTCATCTGCGATTGTTTTCATAGACTTACTCCCTTACCTGTTTTTTGGTGTGATCTGTTATATCCAGATGAGCACCGTCTTGGTAACCGTTAATGAACGCTCTCTCATCCAGTTTTGATTGAAGGTTACTTTTTCGGAGTTTAGGGAAGTGTGACGCTCGGAACTTGTCAACTGCGTCCTCTTTGACAATTATGAGGGCTTTTGTTTCAGCTGGGATTATCTCTCGGACTTTCTCGTAGGTGTCTTTGAGGCGCTCCCTGACTCGCTCGACCATCCCTTCAGCGTAAGAGTTCTTTGACTTCACAGTGGTGTATCCAGTAGCATCTACCGCAAAGATAATCTGCATTTGCAGGGTACGGAAGAAATAGATACTGGTCTTGACATCATCTGGGAAACCGAAGAAGGACATCTGCTTGGTGCCCGACAATCTAACTGCTTTACACTCGAATGTGGGGGCAATCGCCCATGCAAGATGAAATCCCCAAGAGGCTCTGCCTACTACTGCAAACTCAATGTCCTCTCTGAGCATTTCATGTCCTTGAATCTCCTCAGCCGTTGTGGCTTCCATCATAGTTACCTGATATTTAGCCATCAACTCCGTGACCTTTTGTTGAATTGAGTCACGCTCGCTTTCGGTCGCGGCTGGGTCCGCTGCCTTATTCATCAGCTTTTGAACCCACTCCACTACTTTTTCTCTGTCCATTCTCTCACCTCCTTCCTTGATGAATTGAGTCAGGTCAGAGGTTTCCCTATGACCTGAGTCCACTCATCAAAGTGCCTGTATGTCATCTACATTGACACCATCAGCAAACCTCCAAATTTCAGCAGTGGCTAAATCAGATACATCAACCCGGCGCCCTGTGTCAACAAATATTTCAGTTTTTTCTCGGAGCGCATTTATGACCTGTTCGTTTTCTCCCCAAGTTTTGATGAAGAACTCCCCAGGCTGTAACTGATGGCTCTTATGTGGAACATTAACTGTGATGGTTGCAAACGGAGCAAAATCCTCTTTGTCTATCAGACGCAGGGCGAGCCTTTGCTCCGGGTACATGCCCTTTTTCAAGATGACTGTGAAATCATCTAAACCCGGAATATTAAGTTTGATCTCCATACCTTCTACCTCCTTAAGCATTAAATGTTGGAAAAAATGATGTCCTGTAGTCAGACAAATCACCGTCAGGCATCCACTCATCTTCATCAATGTAGGCACCACCTTCTGAGTCCCTCTTAATCGAACCAAGTTTCATGTGAACCTGCTTTGATGCGACTTCGAGTACCATCATCATTAGTGCCTCTGATTTATCTTCCTGTTGTCCCGGAGAACCTTCACCCAGTGCTTCCTGTGCTTTCTGTTGCCAGTTGTCGTCGGTGACTTCACCCATCTTGTCTTTCTCAACGACCCTCTGAACAGACCACACCTCTGAGATAAAGATGACAAGTTCTGAGCCTTCCATCTCTGCAAACTTTTGTGCAATCTCCACACCAACACTACTCGCAACATCAAAAGGCATAGGATACATTAACGCATGGTTTCCTCTTGTTACACAGTAGGCTTGAGGTACAGATCCAGTAGCAAAGATCATCTCCTTCATCTTCTGGAAGATATGATCGACCATTTCCATCTGCAATTCTGTCAACATCTTCTCACCTCCCTTCTTTGACTGAGCATGATTGCTCAAAGAGCGGCAGGGATTCTCTCGTGGTCGAAAGCGAGCGAGCGAAACTCCCACGGTCATTGAACCCCTGCCTAACTTTCAACAATCACATCTCCTCTGCTATGAGGTACTTGTTGGCAAACTCAACACCTGCCTTGAACGCTTCGTATGCAGTTTTTGAAGCGTCGGCTGTTGGTGTGACTTTTCTACCAATCACATCACTTTTTGCCCAACGCTGAAATGCCTCATCAATCTCTGATTGCTCCATTGTATCACCTCCTTTGCAGGATCATTCAAGTGGTTACTGTCACCAGCTGTCTTATTGGGAGGTAAGAGTTCAACCCAAAAATTTCTGACCTACGAGGACAAAAATTTCTGACGGTCGGGGCTTGGACAGTAACCGCTTCAATAATCCTGCTCCTAAATCTTTACGTCTGCGAGTATATAATGATATAGAAATTCCTATCAAATGTCAAGTGGAATCTCGTCTGGAAATACTTAGAGAACCATAAGTAGATCCAGACGAGAATCTCGCTCTGGAATTATGCCTCAAACATCTGGGGAATTTCGAGATATTTTTTGTGGGCACGTTGGTGTAATTCATTGGAATCAACTCGCTCATTTTTTGGTACTAATCTGATCAGGGTTCCAACTGTATAGTCCACAAATTCGTTCCTGTGAATTTTGCTGAATTGTTGCGAGTCAGAATGGAAGACAACATAGGGACCAACACGTCCCACAATCCTGAACATTTTATCTCCATGTTCTTCCAGAAGTTTCAGCGGTGGTTCTGGCATCTGATCCACAAACTTCTTCTTAATCGTTTGTACCTTGATTAAGGATGGGATTGCGATTAATTCAAACTCACCCACAAAGGGCACAGTTCCTATCTGATAAACGTTCCTATCTTCGCTCATATACTCACCTCCTTTCTGTTGCATTTAATTGATGTGTATGCGGTATGGTGTAGTATATATACTTCACCATATGGTGCCTTTCGTGGTGAGAAGAATGAGCAGGTGAGGTGTGACTCCTGGGTCATGACCACCGGGGTGATGCCGGCGGTTGATGAAGGCGCCGGATAATGGGGTGGGCCTCCCGGTTCCCCGGTTCTCAACCAGACATGGGTGCGGTGAATGGTCATTCACCTTTTCCACAACCATTCAGTTTCTCCTGTCCCATTCAACCTCTGATGACCATTCAGTTGGGTAGCCATGGAAATAGGTGACGTTTTGCCTGGTTTTTTTCTCATCTTTTAGCCATACCTCTGCGCTACACTATGCACCGTACTCGGCATAGGGGAACGCCTTGTTGATGATGGCTCGTTTCTCGACATGGTCATTCGGACACTCCCAGAACTTAGCGATCACTATCCTCTGGAATATGGATGCGCCCGCAACCTCCATTCGGTCGATGCAGACTTCAACGACCTGTGACTTGGGAATTACGATGGATTCATCATACTTTCCTTTGTCATTAAGGAACATATCATGACCAATCGAATCCCATACGTCCTGGAGATGATCTACGAGGAACTTAGCCTCTCTCTGCGTAAATTTGCTCATTCTCTCACCTCCCTTCTGGGTTTAATCACCCGCTCTGCCTACGCCCATGACGCAGGCAGACCTAATGATTAAAACCTGATTCCAACAATGCGGTCGAGCGTCTGGAACGCTTCGGACGTTGCTTCATCGTTCTCCAGCAAAAAGAAATGAACAAACTCGCTGAAGGTATCTTCCAGTGCAGGAATCATAGCCATGCGGATCATCTTTCGATCGGCTTTGGAGAAATGAGCGCCTGTATCACCGATCTGATCGGCGAGTTCAAGCATCCTTTTCCCCGAACTTTCCAACGACTGTTTGACCAGGTACTGAATGTCACTCTTTGGCATCAAATCACCTCCCTTCATCCAAAATGCTGTCCGCTTCGCCGTACATCTGTTCATAGTATTGGTTCTCGGCAAAGTTTTCTATCTCCCATTGTTGATTCCGGCAGGCAAAGTTCCACTTCTGCTCGAATGTCCTATGGAGACCATGCGCGGGGTAGCAGGAAGGATCACCATAAGTCCCACAGACAGGACACTCAGGACAAATACAGTCATCGGGCAACTCGCCACAGACTTCGCAAGGATAATCTTCATCCCAAGGGAGACTCGACACGCCTGGTGGATAACTCCAACCAAAAATTCTGTCTCTCATAGTTTACCCCCTTAGTGATGCCGCGAGACTCTGGAGTCTCGCTCATCGTACAGGATACAGCCAGCGTAAACCCACTGGGACGTATTCTGCATATGGAAGTTCATTCGGCTGGGGTCATCAGGTTTTGCCCTGTCTTTGACCTCAAACTCTGCTATGTGCTGACTTCCCGCAGTTCGGAAAGGATGCAGGATGATCTCAGGCAGTTTGGCTTTCAAAGCATAGCGGCACATCAGCTTAACCTCTTCCTCGTAAGCTACCCTGAGATGTTCATTGACCTGATCCACCAACTCTTCGGGGACATCAACACCCCTGAGACCTGCCAACAGTTTCTCGAATGAGATGATTTTTTCTGTGGGCATATCCTCAGGAGATTTGAAGTGGCAGACATGACCATCTGTCCAATGAATTGACTGTGGGGCACGGGATTCGTTACCATACACCTCATGCCAACAGTCGGGGCATAAATAAAGTTTCATTCTCTTACCTCCTTGTAAGGTTATTTGGGCTTAATTGCCCGGTGTGCCTACGTGAGGACGCAGGCACAACTACCAACTAAGCCTTCTTTAAGTCTTCCTCATTGACTGAGCCTAACTCTTCCCAGCCTACCATCTCACAACGATAGGCTACACCAGGTGGATGAACGATGATGACATCGTCCACGGATGTTGATCTTTCCCTGTTGCTCCGGTGCCAATCGACTGAGGGATTGTTCTGCCACGAGTGGTCAATGTGGTTCGTGTCCCGAAATGCCTCTTCGATGGAGTCACAGTAAACGACGGCTACTCGGTCGTAGTCTGCGGGCCAGTCAGGTCGAGGACCCATGCCAAATTTGATCT